TTGCTAATCATGTTAGCATTATATGAAGAAATATATGTGTTATATGCAAGTATATCAATAATTGCTGATAAGTTTGATCAGATAAAAACCTCAATCAAAGATTATTTGAGATCAAACTCAAATTTCACTGATTATGATTTTGAGGGATCAAACTTATCAGCAATTATTGATATACTTGCATATAACACATATATTTCTTCATATAATGCTAACATGATTAGCAATGAAGTTTTTATTGATAGTGCAACTTTGCGAGAAAATGTAGTTTCTCTTGCAAGAAATGTTGGATATGTACCAAGATCGCGAAAGTCTTCCAGTGCAAATATATCTTTCTTCATTGATACCAGTGGATATAGTTTTACTCCATTAACACTAACTCTTAAAAAGGGAACAGTTTGTACATCTGCGGAAAGATTCGGTGAAGATAGTTTTAGTTTCACAATTCCTGCCGATATTACAGTTCCAGTAACTAATGGAATTGCAATATTTGATAATATTAATGTATATGAGGGTACATTTTTAGTTAAAACTTTTGTTGTGGATGCAAATAATCCAAATCAAAAATTTATTTTAGACAATTCTAATATCGATACTAGTAGTATTTCAGTTTTAGTTAGAAATAGTCAGACAAGTTCAATAACTCGAAAATTTACTCTCGCTGATAGTTTACTTGATGTGACTTCAGATTCTAGAGTTTTCTTTATACAAGAAATTGAAGATCAAAGATACGAATTAATTTTTGGAGATGGTATATTTGGAGCTAAATTAGAAGATTCTAATTACATTGAGGTATCTTATGTTACTACTGAAGGAGAATCTGCAAATGGAATTTCTAATTTTTCATTTAGTGGTAGAGTTGTTGACAATAATGATCGTGTTATTACTGGCGGAATTTCCGTTCTTACTACAAACACTATATCAAGAGGTGGTTCTGAAATTGAATCTGTAGAATCAATCAAAAAATATGCGACAAGAATATATGCCTCTCAAAATAGAGCAGTAACTGCATCAGATTATGAAACAATTGTACCAACAATATATCCAGAATCTGAATCGGTTTCAGTTTTTGGAGGAGAAGAATTAAATCCTCCACAATATGGTAAGGTTTTTATTTCAATCAAACCTATTAATGGTGCTTTTGTTTCAAGTCAAATTAAAGAAAACCTTAAGAGAAGTTTGAGAAAATATTCTGTGGCAGGAATTGTGCCGGAAATTTTAGATCTTAAGTATTTGTATGTTGAATACAACATAACTGCATATTATAATACAAATTTAGCACCTTCTGCAAATTATTTACAATCAATAATTTCAAATAATCTTATAAGATACTCAGAATCTAGTGAATTGAATAAGTATGGAGCAAGATTTAAGTACAGTAAGTTTTTAAATCTCATTGATAATAGTAATGAAGCAATAACATCTAATATTACGAAAATTAATATCAGGAGAAATCTGACTCCAAGATTAAATGTTTTTGCAAATTATGAAATTTGTTTTGGAAATTCATTCCATATTAAAAATACAAATGGATATAATATAAAATCATCAGGATTCTTGATTGATGGCATCTCAGACACTCTTTACATTTCAGATATTCCCAATGATGATGGAGTGACGGGAAAAATTGTATATTTTAAATTAGCATCGGAAGCAAACCCTCAAATAGTAAGGGATTCTGTAGGAACAATTAATTATGAAAGAGGTGAAATTAATCTCTATGCAACTAACTTTATTTCAACCTTAAAAACAATTAATGGAGAATCAATTATTGAAATATCAGCAATACCAAAATCAAATGATGTGATTGGTCTTCAAGATCTTTATCTTCAATTAGACACTTCTAGTAGTGTGTTAAATATGGTAGCAGACAATATTTCTTCTGGATTTGATATATCTGGATCATCTTATACAGTAACATCTAGTTATTCAAACGGGGATTACATAAGACAATAAAATGGCAAATACTAGAATCAAAATCAGTTCAATTCTGGAAAATCAGTTACCAGATTTTGTAAGAGAAGAATTTCCTTTAGTTGCAGAGTTTTTAGAGCAATATTATGTTGCCCTGGAAAGTCAAGGATCAACTCTAGATCTTTTACAAAATATTGATCAGTACATAAAAGTCGAATCTCTAACCAATTTAACAACTTCAACAAATCTTTCATCAGATGTCTCTTACACTGATACTGAAATATTTGTAAATTCAACTTATGGATTTCCGGAAACTTATGGACTTCTTTTGATAGGTGATGAAATAGTTACATATACTGGAAAAACAAGCACTTCATTTACTGGATGTATTCGAGGATTTAGTGGTATTACATCATATGAAAATCCTTCAAATCCAGATGAATTAGTATTTTCAGAATCAGAAATTTCGGAACATTCTTCAGGATCTGAAGTTAAAAATTTAAGTATTTTATTTTTACAACAGTTTTTTATTAAATTAAAAACACAAATTACACCGGGATTTGAGGAAAGAGAATTTTATTCGGAATTAAATGAATCTCTTTTTATTAAACAATCTAAAGATTTTTATACTTCAAAGGGAACAGAACAATCTTTTGAAATTCTTTTCAGAGTTCTTTTTGGACAAGATGTTCAATTGATTAGGCCACAAGATTATCTTATTAAACCATCGGATGCTGATTATCGAATTACGAATAATCTAGTTGTGGAACCAATTAGTGGAGATATTGAATCTATTGTAAATAGAACCATTTATCAAGATCAAACAGATTTTATTAATGCTGCTAGAGGTACGGTAACGAAAGTTGAACGAATTTTAAGAGGCAATAGAGAATATTATGTTATAAGTTTGGATTATGGTTATGATCGTGATATTGATGTTGATGGAACTTTATTTGGATCTTTTACCATTCACCCAAATACATTTATAGTTACTAATGTTGATACTACATCAACAACCATTGATGTAGATTCGACTATTGGATTTCCAACATCTGGAGAATTGATTGTAGATCTTGATAATGGAGATTCTTTAATCATCACATATACAGATAAAACAAATAATCAATTTTTAAATTGTTCTGGAATTACTGCTCAAATTTCATCACAAACACAAATAAAATTAAATTCTTATGCTTATGCCAATGTCGATCAAAATTTAATTACATTTAGAGTAACTGGAGTATTATCAGATATTTACCAATCTAAATCAAATCCAGGTTATGATATTAATGATCCAATTACTATAAAAACTCTAGGAAAATACTCAGATGATTTTAAGTCTACAAATTGGTTTTTTAACATCAAAGTAAATTATAAAGTTGAATCTGTAGAACTTTTGGATAGTTCATCTGGACAAACTTTTGCAATTAATCTTTATGATGATCATTCATTTGTAATCGGTGATGTTGTGATTATTAGACCTGCTGCTGGAATTCCAGGAGAAGACATAACTTCATTTGTTATTGGTTATAGAGGGAAGAAGTCATTTACTGTAAGATCTGAGAATCCGATACCTAATAATATTAGTTTAGTAGCATTTAAGTTGCTTTCAAAATCAAACTTTATCAACTATCCGGAACTGAATAATTATACTACAAATGTTCAGAATGTTTATTTAGAAAGAGATTTTTCAGATTTATATGTAACTTCCCCATCATTACCATCATATCTCGATACAACTCTTGAAGTTAATGATGGGTCGGTTATTTTTTCTGGAACATTTGCCGGTACTGATATTAATATTGGAAATCATTCTTTTTATTCTGGAGATCTTGTTTATTATAGATCTGGTGGAGAAGATAATAACTTAGGAATTGAGGATGGTTTTTATTTTGTAAAAAAAGTAAACGACACTATTATTAAACTTGCAAAAAGTAGAACTAATTTAGATAAGGAAAATTATATTTCTGTAAATGGTTCTGTAATTAACAATCAATTAAACTATGGAAACTTTGTCGATTCCGATGGAACTCTTTTGAAAATAGAACCTCAAAAATTAATTAGAAAATTATCCGATCCTGCTTTTCCCACATCAGATACAAATACAATTCCAGGATCAACTGGAATATTAATAAATGGTGTAGAAATTCTTAATTACAAATCAAAAGATAATATTTATTATGGAAACATTGAAGAAATAAATGTTACAGGATCTGGATCTGGATATGATATTTTAAATCCCCCAATTTTACAAATATCAGATTCTGTAGGAACTGGTGCGACTGCATACCCTTCAATTTCTGGAGGGTTGCAAAGAATTGATATTATTGATTCGGGTTTTGATTATGTTAGCGATCCCATTGTTAGAATTATTGGAGGAAATGGTTCAGGTGCTCAAGCAAAGGCTAATTTAGTATCCTTTGAGCATTCGGCAAAATTTAATGCAGGATCTACTACAACAGTAAATACATCCAATAATACAATTCAGTTTATTGATTACCATAAATTTAGGGATTATGAAAAAGTAATTTATGGATCCGAAGGTCAAACTGAAATTGGTGGATTGATTGATGGTTCTATATATCATGTTTCAGTTCAAGATGAATATACGATAAAGTTACATAAAACTTTAGATGATGCAATTTTAGGTGTTAATGAGATATCGTTAACAACGATCGGAACAGGAATACAAATTTTTAAATCTTCAGCACTGAAGAAAAAAATAGGTTCTATAACAGTATCAAATTCTGGAACAGGATATCAAACTAAAAAAACAACTTCCAGTCATATTGGAATCAATACATATTCAAATACAATTACAATAAACAATCATGGATATTTAAATGGTGAAATTTTAACTTATAATTATACAAATACTCCAATTGCAGGTCTTTCTACATCTTCATCATACTATGTTTCAAAGATTGATGATAATAACTTTAAATTGTCATTAGTGGGAATTGGAACACAAGAAAAAGATTTTTATTATAAAACAAGACAATATGTTAATTTAGAATCTCAGGGATTTGGTATTCATATTTTTGATTATGAAAAACCTACTGTCACAATTGATGGAATTATTGGAGTCAGCACTTTATCCAATCAAGATTTTAATGCAAGAGTTCAACCAATTTTCCACGGAGAAATTAAGTCAGTTCATGTTCAAAGTGGAGGTCAAAATTACGGTTCTTCAGAAATAATAAACCATAGAAGACAACCAATTTTTTCTATAGTCAATGGTTCTGGAGCACAAGTTTCACCAGTAGTTGAAAATGGAAGAATCGTTGATGTAGTAGTTTTAAACTATGGTTCTAACTACAATTCAATTCCAAATTTAATCATTAATAGTGATACTGGATCTGGAGCAGTATTAACTCCGGTTATTGAAAATGGACAGTTACTTTCAGTAACAGTAATTAGTGGTGGTATAGGATATAGACAATCTAGTACTAGTGTTACAGTTGAATCTGCCGGTGATGGTGCTAGATTTGAGGCTTCTATCAAATCTTGGAATATAAATTTGGTAGAAAGATTTTTACAAAGTGGTAAAATTGTTGCGGATGATGGTTTTGTCTCTATTGGATTGGGAAATTTTGGAATTCAATATTCTCATGCATATTCTCCAAGAAATTTTAGAAAGTCTGTTCTTGGATCTTCATTTAAAAATGGTCAAATAGTATATAAACCAGATTTGACAATTTTAAATGGAAAGGAAGCGACTTCTACATTCCACTCCCCAATTGTTGGATGGGCATATGATGGAAATCCTATTTATGGACCATATGGATATTCTTCAATAACTGGAGGTTCCGTCAGATCAATGAGATCTGGTTATAAGTTAAAAGAATCTAACAGCAATAGACCAAGTACTTCAATCTATCCTCTTGGATTTTTTGTTGAAGATTATGAATTTGTGGGTGGAGGAGATCTTGATGAATATAATGGAAGATATTGTATTACCCCCGAGTATCCTGATGGGACATATGCATATTTTATGACAATTAGTGATGGTCCAATCGAATCAGTAGGACCTTTTGCAAACTATAAAAAACCAGTTTTTCCATATATTATTGGAAATAACTATAAATCTGAAAAAATTGAATTCAATTTCTCAAAATCATCAAATCAAACTCATATTAATATAAACGATACTCTTTGGTTAAGAAATACTTATCCATACAATCTTTTCAGTTCAAATAGTGGATATAACTATATTTTACAACCAGACAAAATTAAATCAGAAAGACCTATTTCAAAATATCAAAATTCTATTGTACGGTCTATAATTGAAGGCGAAATTAGTTCTATCGGAATATCAAGTGGTGGAAATAATTATCAAGTAAATGATTATATTGAATTTGATACAAAAGAACTGGATGCAAAAAAACCAGCAGCAAAAGTTTCATTTGTTGGTGGTAAGAATGTAACTTCAGTCAGTGCATCTACAACCTCATTAACGAATATTGAATTTTATCCACAAACTCAAAGTGGAAAATATGTTGCATTTTCCACAAGTCCTCATTATTTCAATAGTTTAGACTTAATTAATGTCAGTACAACTTATGAATATCAACAACAATCAACCATAAATGTCAAACAAAATACATTATCTCTTTCATCTGGCATAGGTTCGGAAACTGATACTGGGAAAGTTACATATTTTAAAGTAAATGGAATACTTTCTCCAAATGTTATTAGAGAAAATGATATCTATCAAATCGAAGATGAGCAGATAAAAGTATTAAATATAGACTCAGATTCTTCGAGAATTAGAGTTCTGAGATCTCAAAATGGGACTTTTGGATTATCAACTTACTCTGCAGGTACTCTTCTTAACGAACTACCAAGAAAATTCACATTTGATTTTAAATCTGAAAATGAATATAATCAAAAACTTAATAAAGAAATTTATTTCAATCCAGTAGAAACTTTAGGAATTGGAACTATATCTGGAGTTGGAATAGGATCTACTATTTTCTTTACAAATCCCGGTGTAGGCATAACACAAATTTTTATACCTACTAAAACTCTTTATGTAAAGAATCATCAATTAAACACTGGGGATGAGATAATTTATTCCGCAAATGGAGGAACTCAAGTTTCAGTATCAACTGATGGAATTTCTTCTTTTCAACTTACAGAAAATGCCATAGTTTATACAGTTAAGGTTTCAAATGATCTAATTGGAATATCTACAGTAAAGGTTGGATTGGGTTCAACTGGAAGTTTTGCTGGTATTGGATCTACAACCTCAAATAAAAGTACTCTTTATTTTACTGGAGTGGGTGTAGGAGATACTCATAGTTTTACTACAAATTACCAGAATATTCTTGTGGGAGAAGTATTAAAAAATGAAGTTACAGTATCTACTTCTTCTACACATGGTCTTCAACTTGGAGATACTGTAGTTGTTGATGTTATATCTGGATTATCTACAAATTGTATAGTTGAATATGATGATTATCATAGAATAACTATTATAAATCCAAAATCATTTTCTTCGGGAGATGTTGATATTTTTAATAATTCTATTA